AGCGGTGACTGTGGCTACGAGCGTTGTGAGGACGATTCAAGTTACATGATCCGAATGAAGCCGGTCTTGTTGCGAATGTTCAAAGTTAATGGTCGACAAGTCTGTGAGGGTTGTCTGAAGGAATGGCGAGCATCCATTACGGAGTGGATTGAATGAATGATCCTGAAGTAATGGAGCGTATTGCTGAAGCATTAGAGCGCATCGCATATTTCCTTGAGTTTGTGAGTGAGCGAAGATGAAAGACGATCAGTTACCAGATTGTTACGTACAAGCGAACGATGATTACTACGTCTGCTACGTGATGGAATACAATGACCATGAACACATGGACATTGAAGAACGTATTCTTGGAGAGATACTTGAGATTACACGTCGATGTCGCATATGCGGACAGTGCGACGTGTACTATCCAGTTTAGATAATGCGTGATGATCCAAGCGCGGATGATTCGTACTTCTGAATTTCAGGACTAAAGAATTCAGTTCCTGTAATGGCATCTCCTGAAGCTTGACCTCCACCTTGGATAATGAAGTCTCCACGTGCGCCAGCCTCTGCAAATTCTACAGCTAATTCAACTGAGCCTTGAAGAGCTCTAACAAATGGAATCAATCCAACCGGACCTTTTCTTTTCAAAAGAAACTCCAAAGCAGGATTCATACTCACACCTGATTCGCAAGTTCGATGCTTCTCGAGAGTCGCATCATGTAACTCAGTTCTGGTTCTTGATCCATCTTACCTGGTAAAATTACACGTGAAGCTGGAATGCTTAATGTCGTTCCAGTGGCGTTAGATACTGTAGCTGGAATTACAATCTTGGCAACGTACAAAACTTGCGCTGCAGATGGAGAAAGAGAACCAGTTTGTTTCTTGGTAATGGGTTGACAGATTCCAAGTGCTGGAAGTTGAGAATTGATGAGGTTTACTTGAGTTTCGCAAAACAAAGTAGTTTCCCAGTTCTGAGCATTGATACCAACCATTCCAGCAGCTGTTAATGTATCTACAATAAGACCTGGTGTTGAATTGGTGGTAATGGTTAATGCAAGTTGTTCGAGATCAATAGGAACTGATGAGACTAACGTACATACACTTTGACCAAATCCGTTGAAAGCAGTCCAATAAGGACCTTCTTGAATAAGTCCACCTTCAGGGTAGAATGTTTTGTAGTCACGTGCGTAACCACTAAGATCAATAGAACCTTGCCAACCTAAAACTAAACTTGGGGCTCCACCAAAAGTTACTATGGACCAACCATTAAGCGCGGTTGTGTCAAACCATTCAGGATCGTCTGCAGCGGGTTTAGATACGTTGCATCCTGGTATTTCAATACGTAGCGTTTGTTCTTCCATGGTATCACTTCAAAATTTATTTCTTTTTGGTAAGTCTGTGGGCTTCTCGCTGAGCTCGTTTGAATCCGTTCTTAGCCCAAGCTCCGGATTTGAGTTTGTACTTTCCTGCGATCCGCTTGAAGTTTCTGCCATAGCGCTTACTGTAATCTGAAGCTTTGCGCTTGACTTTCCTTTCCGCTGGCGCAGCCAACTTACTAACCGGCTCAGCGACATCAGGAGAGACGCCAGCACTTTCAAGCAACTCCTTCAGGAGCCTGCAGGTCTCGCATACCAATATGATCGCCTCAGTTGTCTGATGCGGTCGATTGTAGAGCGAGGGCCATCCAGTCCTTAGATCCAAGCTTAACAACACGAGCGCGGATACGTGCAGTTACGTTAACAGCTGCAGTTCCAATAGCTGCACCATCAGGACCACATGTCAAGTAAAGAGTATCGTTGACAACCATGAACATCTCGCTAAGAGTCCCTGCCGATCCGTAGTTGTCAGGGTAAATGTCTGCGGAGTGTGTACCCACGTTGTTAGCAACATCGATGTTCAAACCAGAAGAAGCGATAAGAGATTGGTTATCAGCTCGAACTAAAGCAGTTCCAGGGTTAAGGTCTACGAGTTGAGAGGAGATAGCACCATTGCCGTTAAGCATTGACTCGAATTGTTGACCGTTATCACTGGCAACTTGATGAACAAAGTCCACCGAGTCAATAGCAATAGCTTGCCCGGTTGCTACGTTAACGTAAGCCCCCAGGTCAATAGTTCCTGTAACGCGTCCGCCATCAGCGGTTGCAGCGGGTAAAGTCACAGTTTCAGTCAGGTAAAAGGAGCCAGTTTTTGCGGTCGCCATGTACACTTCTCACCCTCGACGGTGTATAAACTAAACCGAACATGTTCGTGTTCCCCTGCAATCTGCAGCCCATCTTCGCGAGCGAAGCGAGTTAATCGGACAAACCGCCCGTCCCCGACCACCACCCCACTGTAAATGCCCCCCGCATATTATTCTGCCGGGGGCTTTTTTTTCCGCATATACTAAATAACATTATTATTTAGCGTAAATCATGGCGAACCAATACTCCATAACCGTGAGCAATAGTGCTGATGCTGTACTAAAAGATTTGAAAAAGAGAGGGATGAAGATGTCGCAGTGCATCGATGCTGCAATTGTAACCCTTGGAGCCGATGCCCTGGTTAAATTAGTAGCTACACAGAAGTTAATTTTGTCCTTGATGGAGGATGAGGAGTAATGTACATCAAAGAATCTTACGTCTACACGCTTCCTGAATCCATGGATGATCCTGAAGGCCCTACACGGTGGGTTGGATGCAGTAGCGGTGACTGTGGCTACGAGCGTTGTGAGGACGATTCAAGTTACATGATCCGAATGAAGCCGGTCTTGTTGCGAATGTTCAAAGTTAATGGTCGACAAGTCTGTGAGGGTTGTCTGAAGGAATGGC